GCCATCCTAAGCAGAAGCACCGCACGCTCATCAAGAGACCTACCCTTAGCCATAAAGGGCAAGCCTGACTTATTTCTGCCAACGCAGCTCATGAGGCGGTGTTCAATATTGCGGAGATGACGGGACAAAGCAGCATTATACACAACAGTACGATACTGAATTCCCCTATCCTCTTTACCCGCCAATTTATCCACCTCATAAAACTCAAGCTTTTGCATCTCAGTCAACCTGGCTTGCTTACGTTCAACACCCTCACGATAATACTGATTCAACCCATCACGCATTCGTTTCCGAATCCGCCCAAACTTGCCTTCCAATACCTGTGTATTGGTGGCAATAGGCACGTAACCGATTTCATCAGCCAAGAGGCGAAGTTGCTTCTTAAACCCATGCCACTCAGGACACCACATGTCGGGTTCAGGGGTCTCAAAGAGATGCCGATTATGAAGCGTTCTAAGCTCCTGATCAACAGTATGTGCATGAAGCCCATACCCTCTAATCCCTAACGCACGCGTGACCAAAGATGGACCTAAGGCTATCATTTTACACCCAACCCGTTTCGTAACGACCCTATCGTTCGGCACATACAGGATCCTACATCCTGATGCTAAAGGTTTAAAAGGTGCAACACAATAACCAATGGGCACGTTTAGTTTAACTGTTGGGCCGCGACGAGTTCACCGACGGCATCAACCAACGCTTCGTTGATAATGTCGACTTTGACCTCTTCCTCAGCACCATCAGCTATTTGCTTAAACGCTTCATCAACTTCCTCCGAGCTTGGCACCCTCTGTTCATTAGCTAAAATAGCCCCTTGAACGACGGTGTATCCGGGTTCCAACTTAACTCCACCCTTCAGCGAGAAACTGATTCCTGGCTTAGTTACTTTTTCCACTGCAAACCGGTTCATAGCTTGATCCAGTTTCTTATCAGCGGTCTTGAACAACAACAGCGCAGGATCACGCAACATACTTCTGTATTCGCTCGAAGTGAGCCACTTCCACCAACTAACAGTCGGTGGCTTGTGATCTCGCCAAGCAGCAACAGTTTCCTTCGCGTACTTCCCGTGTGCGGACTGCCTGACTATGCGTTCGATATCCTGCATCTGAAGTGCTTCACTGATGGCCACGGCTGTCAGCAAATCCCTCTCAGCGCTCGTATACCCGAAAGTCACATAGTCGAAACTATCCCACCACTTATTAGCAAGCCTGTTACACCACAAAGGACTGTGCGAATCCCTAGCAGTATAAGCTACAGCGTTGACTAAGTAAGCCTTAAGCTCCTCTGCGACCAACTTGCGATCCGAAGGCAAAGCCTTCTTCTGCAATCTAATCTTCTCATCCTTACTCACGGGTTTAAGTGGGTCAAGACGATCAAAGGGGCCCTGAGTGCGTTGTGGTTCAGCTTTCATAGCTATGGGTCGTAGCACATCCTTTGATTTGCTATTCCTCACGGCCATGTCAGGTCTGTCCCTCTCCACACCACTTGGCAACACTTCATCACAAGCTGCAACGGCCATACGGTTGACACTTGCTTCAAGTTGAGGCCCAACAATGTTGGCTCGAACGATAGCTGGAATGTCTACTTTAGGCTCTTTGGCTTTACGCTCTTTCGCACCCTGAACTGGCACAGCGTGAACACCACAACTCAATGTCGGCATCCACCCTGAAAAGTCACCAACCATTGGCACCTCAACCGATTTTGATTTCTGCTTCTTGACAACAACAATGGGAACCTTGTTCTCATCGTTAGCCTTTGCTGCTTCAACCTCAACCTGGTTAGCCGGAGCTGCCCAAGCTGACAAATCAGCCAATTTGCCGCCATACTTGAGTCTAAGGTAATCGGCGAGTAACTTCTGCTCATGTTTGGCTAAGCGGTCAAAAAGAACGCTAACCGCAGTACGAACGAAAGAATAATCACCAATATCCCCGACCACGTTAGGCTTAGGTTTTGGTTTCTCTTGTTGCTGCACTGGCTTCTGTTTCACAACCTTTGGTGCGGGGCCAACGGGAATTGGCTCCACAACCACGGGTGGTACAACAGCCCATTTGGATGGAACAATGGGTGCCGGCACAAACTCAACTACCTTCTTAGGCGCTACTCTGGTTACAGGTTTGATATCAAAAGGATTGAAATCAGCGCGCAGCTTGAGGGCCACACACCTGTTCTCTGCTGATCTGACAGGATCCAACACATAGTCATCGGCTTTCGGAAACCTGTACAATACAGGCTTAACCTCAACACCATCAACTGTTGGTTTCTTGCCTTTGACAAGCAGAGAGCGGACAGGAACCTGTTGCATAATTGCACACTTACAGCGGAAGTCATCCCAATTGCAATCAAGTGGGATGGTTAACTTCCGTTCAGTGTAGCAATAAGCTACAACTTCCGCCTCACAACCACAAACTAACCCGCGTACCTCACGCTTCTGACGAATAAAATCGCATGGCATGATGACACCACAGTCGGGACACGGTTCGACATAAAGTCCCCGGCACCCATAACAGCGCCTGAAACTCTCATCCCGATCCTTCCAATCTCGCACACACTGTGAGATTGGACGGTAACCGCTTTTCCTTTTGTCGTCAACTGGGAAGCTATAACCATCGAGGTACTTGGTTTTGCCCTGTACCTCCCTGGTCAACCTACCAGCGGCAGCTTCAAGCGTTGCTTTAGTGTCTTTCCTGGGCACCCTCTGCTCAGTAACACGAGGCTTCACTTTGGCTTCCACGGGGCCACTTACTTCTTTAACAGTTTCAGTGACTTCAGCTACGTCATTGACCTTAACTTTGGGTACATGCTTTGTTGTTTCCTTCATATGCATGTCAAGTGCTATCGCGTTTGCATAGCGTTTGCCGCAAACTGAACACCTGTATTCAGGAAGACCATCCTCCTGATTAACCACTGGGAGAACTGCACTCCCATCGGCCCTTTTTACCTCCACCTTTCCAGCAAGCTTGGCCGCCTTTACGCGTTGCCTCTTGTTGGCCTTAGCTAACTTGCGCACACTAGCCCTAACAACCGCGATAACAGCCTGAGCCGCATACATGGTGTCAAGTTCGGTCCAGTGTTTGGACGTCACTAAGTCTTTATCACTGTCGGTCAAAGCAGTGACACGTTCGCCGATAAGCTTCTCCGCGAGCGCCATTGCACCGGTATCGTTGTTAAAACGAGCCCTGATGCTAAGCTGCTCCGCCTCCGTCAAGCTTTCGGCCTCATAAGGGCCTAACCCTATAGCCTCAACTATCTTCAATATGTCGTCTACGTTTGCACGAACCGCCATATTCACACTTAATATGAAACCACTGACTTGC